CTGGGCCTTCTTCCAAATCATCGCGGTCTGTTAGCCCCATCGGTGCTTGGTTTAACGACTTATCAAAAAAGCTGCTTGTAGCCATGATCTATTCCTAATAGTAAGCGTATTGATTTTTACGCCTAAAAAAGACTTGTTCGCTTTCTTCATCTAGCAAAGTACGAATAAAGCCACCTTTACGAAACCGCATCAATGCCAAAGATACCGAGTCTACATAATCATCGTGTTCACCAGCAGGAAAACTTGCGACTTCTTCAATGACTTCTTCTGCCCAGTGTGTATTAGGCGCCCATACTCTACTACTTGCAAATATATCTGCTACCGCATTAAGCCTTGCAATTTTGTCATTACCTTTGCTTGGCGTAAACTCTTGTACAGGAATACCCATAGCCCGCATTTCATAGATTAAAGGAGACCCTGTAGCCTTCTTTTCTATGATGATTGAGTCTGGTTTGCATTCTTTATACTCATCCAATGCTACTTGTTTAAGTTTTGGGAACTCCATTCGGTCCCGCATAGCATTGAGAAGTATGATATTAGCTTGTCGAACCCCATTATGGTCGTCTTTATAGAACACACCCCAGTAAGTCATTGCTGAATAATCAGCGCGATTGTTTTTTTCAAACGCCGTATCCCAAGACATTAGGGTAAATTCGCAATCGGGGGCTTCGTCATCTTCCCAAATCTGCCACCATTCACGTTTAACGATAGCCGAAGCCTCAGAAGTAGGGTTTTGCTGATACTGCGCCATCCATTTTGCATGGGGAAGTTCTTTTTGCAGAGCGTCCAGCTCTTGTTTAGACCAAAATTCGGGCCAAAGTGGTTTATTACTAGGTAAAATGGCTGGAAATTCAATAACTTCCCACTCTTCACCCCCTCTTTGAGAGGAACTTTTGATAACTTGCCCTGTTAAATCACGTTTTGACCAACGAGTCATAACAATAATGATTGCTCCCCCCGGCTGCAAACGCTGTCTAGGGCCAGAGGTATACCATTCATAAGTCCTATCGTAAATATCAGGGGAATATTCAGCTTGTGCAGCCTCTTGCTCTGAGTGTGGGTCGTCAATAATTAATAAATCTGCGCCTTTACCGGTAACCGCACCGCCTACACCGATAGCAAAATACTCACCAGCGTAGTTTGTAGACCACCTACCGGCGGCTTTAGAGTCTGCTTGTAGTGATACTTCAGGAAAAATGTCTTTGTAAACGTCAGAATCAACGAGATTTCGTACTTTACGACCAAAACCCACAGCTAATTCGGCAGTGTGGGATGCTTGAATTACTTTTTTACCAGGGTACATACCCAAAAACCAAGCCGGTAATAAGTAAGATGCAAACTCAGATTTAGTATGACGGGGCGGCATATTAATAATTAGCCGTTTTGTTTTACCTTCTATTACACGCTGAAACGCTTCAGCCATTTTAGTATGGTGTTTGCCATGAATAAACCCTGGCCACATATATTTAACAAAAGACATAAAGTCAGTTTTAACTAACTGTTTAGTTTTAGCACGCCGAAGTTCGGCAGTTAGCCGCCCTATCTTTTGCTGAGCTGCAGGGGGTAAATTAGGAAGCAATGCTTCCGCTTTAGCTAGCAGTGTGTTGTCCACTATCTACCTCGCCAATTTCTGCAGCTACATCCAACGTCGCAAGTGACTTAACGGGTTCGTGCGGCGTCACATCAACTACATCACCATTAAATAACTCAAGTGTTTTCTTAAGTTCGTTTTCAATATCGTTAATGGTTCGATGAGTTACTGTGATATCAATGCGTTCGCTAAACAAACCCACGGTGGCAACACGGCCCAACAACTCTAAAGATTTCAATCTAACTTTAGGATCTGGGTCTACCGTCTCTGATATCAATTTATTAGTTACGTAGTTACGCAGCCTACGGGACACATCCATAACTTCTTGGTCCCAGTCTGTAAGCATCGCCTCTAAATTAAGTATAGCTCCCGGCGTAATAGCTTTAGGGGCTGGCAGTTTACTTGTAGCAAATGCTTGATGGGCAATCGACTTGTCGGTATCTGTGACTATAGGATCTAAGCCCTTTTTTACGAGTTCTTCTACAGTCACAAAATAAGCATGCGCCTTATCTCTAAAAGACTTTAGCTCTTGCGGTGTTGTATCAAACGGTAGGGGTATATTAGTTTCTGGCGTAACAATAATAGGCATGGTGCGATTGTAGCTCCTTGCAAGTATTGCGAATTTATCACATGGAACCAAAAATACAAGGGGGGTGTTTCTAATATAACAATTTGTTATATAACGTAGTAAAAAAGACAGGGGGAGGGGGGTCTTTGTAAAGCTTGTGGATAAGTAGATGGGATGTGCAGATTAAGCTGCGTGGCGCGGTGCGGTTCCATGCAAGCGGTTTGGGGGGTGGGGGGGCCGGTGGGGGTCGGGCTGGCCGGATCGAGCTAGGGGATCGGGTTAACCGTGTTAACCCGAACAATTCTGATTTTCAGGGTGTTATGATATAATTGTTTTCAGTCGATCAATCGATCGGCTAAACATTCAATCAATCAACGGAGCATTTCAAATGGAAGCAAACAAGCAATCATATGTAGATCTGTGCAAGCAAGTTACATCTGTAATAGATGGCTCGATCAAGATCGAGGGTAAATGGCTCGCCACTGGCGAGCAAGTGCGAAAAGTGTTCGGTAGTGAAAGCGCACTCATGGAAGTGAAGGCGCAGTTTATTGCTGACGCGATAATCCCAGGATTGTCACAAATCCATCGAACAGCACTAACCCGCGTCTTGTTGTCTAAGCGATCCAAAGAATATAAGGGGCTTAGTGAGCACGATAAACTTGTTCACGCAACCCAAGTGCAACAACAAAAAGACGCAAGAGCGATTGCCCACACGTACTTTTCAAGAGTATGTAAATATGCTTTTCCGAAAGAGGAAAGCGAAAGCGAAAGTGTAACAGCTACAACCCGAACCAAGATTGCTGATTTGATACTTGACGCGATCAAAAAGGGTGAGAAGGATCAATCACCCGATTACGATGTTGTGAACTTGCTTGGATATCTCAAACAAGCGCTTGCCATCGTAGCAAGCGATGAAGATTAACACGTGTTAACCCAAAGGGGGCAAGCTTGCCCCCTACACTGAAAGGATTGCACATGGATAAAATTGATTGTTTTATGCTTGGCTATATGTTAGCTATCTTTATGATGACAATAGCCCTATGGTTCTATGGAATTATCTAGGATCGCACAACCCACCACCCCGCTTCGGCGGGGTTTTTTATTGCCCGTTAATTTTAGCCTTTTATGCACTTTATTTCCTGTGATAGTTCCCTTGCTGATGATGCAGCAGCAGCCACACGTTATGTTGCAGCACCTTGTTCCGCTTGTGTCAGCTCTGTCCCAGAAATCAGGTCAAAGCTTTTTCGTTTGAAATCAGTAACTTATCGCCTTCGTTGTCAGGTTTGTGTCATGTTCCATATATATATATATATATACGGGACTTCTTTTTGGTTTACAATGTAAAGTTTACAATAGACTTAGCCGATGTCGATCTCGGCAAGTGCTTTATAAACTCGGAACATGACACAAACCTGACAACGAACAAGCTAACCCATTGATCTACAAGGTATTTATCATGTCGTACTTTTCGGGACAAGCAAAACACGCTGGGACAGACCCACCAATCTGTTCTTGCGGCGCAGGGATAAATCCCAAACGCGCCCAACTTGGCTACACAACATGTCTACCCTGTGGTGATGTTGTAGCCCAAGCCAAGCGCAAGTTGTGGTGCATTGTCCCCATGCACAAGTCTAACTACGTTTACGTTTCACCAGAGTCTCGTGATCTTCTAACCGCAGTCAACACAAAGGGGGTGCGATAACTGACGAACAAAACTACCAGGTGCTCGTTAACACAATCAGTAAACATATTAACAGGAGTTAACCCAATGAAAACTTATGAAGTAGAGTTTAGACGTACATCGTACGTCGTCGTAACCGTCGAAGCATCATCAAAAGATGAGGCAATAGACAAAGCATGGGAAGAACTTGAGATGCTAGCTACTCAACCAACAAACATCAAAGACTCGACTTGGGATGTCGAATCAGTAGAACGAGTATGAAGCCCGTTCTGATTGATAAGCGATCAGGCGCGGTTGTCGAAGTGGGTGCGGTGATTCTTCGTAAAAACTACAAAGGGTTCCGCACTCGCTACGAGGTGCTTGAGATTCATCCGCCCCACACAGTAGTGGTGCGTAAGTTGTTGCCACGCGATCAGTGGGTGTATCTCACTGTGCCCGTTGCATCGTTACAGCTTGATTTTCAAATTTGTTAACAGGAGTTAATCAGATGGCATATCGCAAAAGAAAGGTAACGCAGTTTTCAGGATGGATTTCTTCGTACGAAGCCATGCGTAACTTGTACAACAGCGTAAAGCCCATACGTGGGCGTGCGGGCAATTTGCGTCCTATCGGTAACCGCAGGCATCAAGACGAACTCATTGCCCAAAACACGTTGCCTGATGGGACAGTGGTGTACTCAGCAGTATTTCGTAACGCTAGGGTCGTTGACTTCCTTCCCGACAACAGTCTCTTAATGTATGGCGGTGCAGCGTTCGGGGAGAAGGCTGATTTTATTTATTCACATACACCTTTGCACGTCTCATACGCATACAAAAACTTGTGGGTGCGGGTTGCAAACAACGTAGTGATCCCGCTACCAAAAGAAAATACAGTTTTACGGTTAACACCTGTTAATGCGTCGGAAGCATATCCTATCTACACAACACCTCGTCCAATCATTATGCAACAACGTGTTATAGATCGTGTAAAGATGAAAGAGCAACGCACTAAGTTTGCTCCGTTTTTGCAGTATGTAAAGAACATGGTTGCCATGTCAGACGGTTGGCTAATGCTCACTACAAGGATCGAGTTGTACAAACAGTTTCACGAACATCCTGATTTTGCGCCGTCTAAAAAGCCGTTCAGTGTTTATGACTATAACAATTTTACGGAAAGAGCTATAGAGTACATGTTTCGACATGACATGCAGGATGCCGAGACGTACCCATATCTTTTGTTTTGCTTGACGCATCATGCACATTACTCGGAGTCGCGCATGTCGTTACACGTACCGCCGCCTCCCTCAACCGCAAATGGTGACTTTTGGCGTTTTTCTACAGAATTTAAGCATGACAGGAGGATTCATCCTACGCTTATTCACGACATGACAAAGAGACTTATTACCAGACTTACAGACGTTCACACAACCAAGGAGAGAGAACCACAGTTAAAGCCCATAAAAGATATCGTATGTGTACGATTTGCTTGACAAATATGTTATAATGATTCTTATTGTAGTAAAAACTCAGGTAGTAAATTTAACCACAAGGAGCGTTTTAAATGGCTGTTATTAATTTTGGACACAAAGTGTCTCTCAAAGACTTTGCAAAAGCTGTCGTTACAGTCGGTGAAGATGTCACCATCATTGGTGAGGGCGAACCAGGGATCGGTAAGTCCTCGATGCTTAGCTACGCGCAGTCTCTTAAACCTACGCATGACATGGTGTACATCGACTGCACTCTGCTTGACCTTGGTGATTTTGCCTTGCCTTACACCACTGACGTATTAACAGGTGATAACAGGCACAAAGTCACTAAGTTTGCGCCTAATGATCGGTTCAAGATGTACAACAACCGTCCGGTCATTGTCATGCTCGACGAGATTGGTAAGGCTATGAAATCTGTGAAGAACGTGCTGCTTACTCTCATGCTTGAGAAGCGTATTGGCCCTGACTATCTACCAAAAGGTTCTCACGTGTTCGGTACTACGAACAAAGCAAGTGATGGTGTCGGTGACTTATTGGAGGCGCATGCTCGCAATCGCGTGGCGTTTGTCGAGGTGCGTAAACCAGACTCAGATGAATGGATCGAGTGGGCTATCAACTCGGACATTGCGCCTGAGATCATCGCGTGGGTAAAGCAGTTTCCACATGCACTTGCAAGCTATACGGACCCATCACAATCAGAAAACCCGTACATCTTCAATCCGGTACGGGCTGGACAGACTGCGTTCGTTACGCCTAGATCGTTGGAGAAAGCATCGCACATTGCCAAGCAGCGTGCCAAGCTTGGTGACTCTCTGACGATTAGTTTGTTGGCAGGCACGATTGGCGAGACAGCCGCTCGTGATATGCAGTCTTTCTTTACGGTGGTGGACAAGATGCCTACGTGGGATGCGATTCTTGCTTCGCCACTTACGGCTAAGTTACCCGAGGATGCGGTGGCTCGCTGTATCTTGGTGTTCTCTGCGGTAACTAAAGTAGAGCGCGATTCACTCGCCAAGTGGATGCAGTACGTTCAACGTATGGACAAAGAGTGGCAAGCGATCTTCGCTTCAAGCGTTATGAAGTCGCCTACCAAGCAAGCGTTCTGCGTGATGAACAAAGACTTTAAGGATTGGGCTTTGGCTAATCAGTGGTTGTTCTAAATCTTATTAACAGGAGTTAATTGAAATGAGTAATAAACTTACGGCTGAACAGCGCATTCAAAAAGCGCACGTGTCTTTGATGAAGCACCCAAAGTATTGCCTGTATTCGGGTGTGTTTATGATTGGCAAGATAGAAGTTAACGACATGCCGACTGCGGCCACTAACGGTAGAGATGTTTTCTACGGTCGCAAGTTTGTGCAAGATCTTGATGAGCGTGAAGTAAAAGCTGTGGTGCTTCACGAGAACATTCACAAAGCGTTGCGTCAGTTGTCCGTATGGCAACATCTGTTTAAGAAGTCGGCAGATATTGCCAACATCGCGGCAGACTACGTGACTAACTTGTTGATTGAGGACTCCGATCCGAGTGGGGTAGACGTAAGGCTACCTGATGATGCGTTGCTCGATACTGATTTTCGTGGGTTAGACACTGGCGAGATATTTCGTCGCTTGATGGATGACGCGGATAAGAGAGGTAAGATTCGCATCAAAACTAAGGGTGACCCCAACGGTAAAGATATTCCTGTGGGTTCGTTACCTGATGGGCTTGATGAGCACCAGTTTGGTGATGCTGAAAGCATGGGTAAAGAGGAGCGCGAGAAGTTGGCGCGAGAGATCGACCAAGCGTTACGGCAGGGTGCGATACTTGCCGGAAAGATGTCTGCCAACGTACCACGTGAGATATCCGAAGCGCTTAAGGCAACGGTGGATTGGCGCGAAGCACTTCGTGACTACATCACATCTTATTGTCAGGAGAGGGATATTAGTACCTGGCGCAGGCCATCTCGTAGGTGGATTGCACAGGACGTTTATATGCCATCTATGATCGGGGAATCTATCGGGCGTGTGGTGCTTGCGCTTGATATGTCGGGGTCAATCGACAACGTGGTGATTGGCAAGTTTCTTGGTGAAGTACAACGAGTGTGCGAGACAGTGCGGCCTGATGGTATTGACTTGCTGTATTGGGATACTAAGGTGTGCCAGCATGAGAAGTATGAGCACGATCAATTGGATAGCTTGATATCAACAACAAAACCAAGAGGTGGTGGAGGCACTAGCCCCGCGTGTATTCCCAAATACATTCGGGATAAGAAAATCAAGGTTGAGTGTGCGATTGTCTTGACCGATGGGTACGTAGATGGTTGGGGAGGTCAATGGCCTTGTCCTGTGCTGTGGGGTATTACAACACAGAATATATCGGCCTCGGTTGGTAAGTCAGTGTACATCAAAGACTAACACGTGTTAATAACTTTAGGAGTGAATCATGTTACAAAATAGTGCAGTTTTAGTTGATTTGAATATCGGTGTGTGGACGGGTCGCAAGATGGATAAGAAGGTATCCAACGAAATTGACACCGCCAAGAACACTAAAACCAGTGCAGGCAACTACCACAAGAAGTTGCTTGCGGGTACTCAGAAGCTCGACGACTTGCAAAAGCTTGTCGCAGCCATTCGCATGTGGCACTACGAGCAGACGTTGCCTTGGTCGGACAGTGGGTCAAGGTTGTTACCAATGGCTAACTTCTTTGACTACAAGTCTAAGCTGTCGGACTACGAGACGCAATTCAACGAAGGCGTTAGGGATTTTATTGCTGAGTATTCAACGTTGGTGAGCGCGGCTGCTTTTCAGTTAGGTGATCTATTCAATCCCGATGATTACCCTGATGTTGTCAAGTTGCTTGCAAAGTTTCGGTTCAACTTTGTGTTCTCTCCGGTGGCAGAGCAAGGTGATTTTCGTATTGATTCTTTTGAAAGCACCAAGCAAGAACTGATGGGTCAGTATCAGAAGTTTTTTGATACGAAGTTGTCAGATGCTATGCAGGACATCTGGGACCGGTTGCGTGATTGCTTATCAAAGATGTCGGACAAGCTGGCAGATGCAGCGACACCACGTGTTGATAAGGATGGCAATCAGAACTTTACGCAGATCTTTCGTGATACGTTGGTTTCAAATGCGTTAGAGCTGTGTGGTTTGATGTCCAAACTTAACGTCACAAACGATAGCAAATTAGAACAAGTGCGTCAGGAACTGGAGCGTACCATTGTTGGTGTATCAGCAGACGAACTACGAGATAGCGACGAGTTGCGTCACAGAACCAAGCGCAAAGTAGACGATATATTGAGCATGTTTTAACTAACAGGTGTTAACCATTAAGGACTTATCATGTTGAACGTAAATCTATCCAACGATGCTCCATTAGAAGTGAAGAATCTATTTACTCAGTGGCGCAGAGAGCATGTCAGCAGCTACGCAGTAAATGTCGTACAGAAAAATGAGAGACACATCGACATCATCGACTCGCGGTTTGAGTCTTATCCTACCAAGCACCATAAGGTGCTTGGGTTCTTGTCTTGGGTGCTTGACCCGATTGAAAATCGTAGAGAGTACACCTTGCATAGTCGGTTGATTGCGAACAAGAAGTTTGGTCGCCACAATGAAAGTCACAGCTCTCGTACAACTCACGATCTGCGAAAGATGGCTAAATGGGTTCGTAGTTATTTGCATCCGTTTACACTAGATGAAATTGCACGACGTACTTTTTCTAGGATTGAGGCAGAGGTCGAGAATTGGACTAACCAACCAAACCAAGAATTAGAGCGTATGTTTTGGTCGGTGGATCGTTCGGTCTTTGGGCGTGAGATTATTAGGCTTGCTTTGCTTGGCGTTGAGATCGGGCCTAAAGATTTCACAACAATTATCAAACGGGGGCCGCCTCTTGTTGCAGAGTATGAAGATAGACTTTCTAGTACGGGGGTTTTCAAGCATGTGCTTATCAATCAAGACGGTACGGTTGCTGTATCGGTTAAGATGGATAAGCAGGACGATACAGTTATTGAGCTTGAAGAAGATAAGGTCTTTAAGCTTGAAGCAGTCTATCAATCGTTCTCGCTTTGTCCCGTAAACATCCAACAACAAGTTGCTTTGTTACGTTTACATGATAAGGAGCCTGATAAGGATCATACGTTCTTGCCAAGGGTTGGTTCTAAGATAAGCGACTCTGAGTTTTGGGTGATTGAACAAAATTAATTGCTAGAACACTTGACAATCCCCAAATTATTCGGTAAATTATGGGTAAATCACAGTTGAAGTACGTATTTGTGGCACTTTTTGAGGGGCGTGACGATTCAATCACTGTGTATAACAACAGTACGTTGGATTGTCGCACCATCAAAGTAGTGCCGCAATTTTTAGCAGAGCGTATTGCTTTGCTGAAGATGTGCGAAGTTAATTTACGAGACAAGGGGGAAACTATAGGCCGAAAACTTGCTAACAATCATATTGTTGTGTACTTATCTCAAGAGGAACATAAATCAATTTGTCAATTAAACGGAGTTAAAGATGAAAAATCAACGTAGCATACGAGAAGAAGTTTTACACGTGTTAAGTAAACAAAAAGCGCCGATAAAGACCGGTCAAGTTGTTGCTCAAGCTGTATTGCCTAGTATTGATCCAGTAGCACGTAGCAACAGAGTTTCGACTGAGCTTTGGAAACTTAGGAAAGCTGGGCGTGTACAGAAGAAAGACGGGGGCTACATATTAACACCTGTTAATAAGTCGCCTAAACAAATAGTTTTTAGGGAGCCTGAACCTGATGTTAAACCTGAGCCAAAATCTATTTATTTCGTTGAGCTTGAAAAAGTGAAAAAACAGGTTGAAGAGGCAAGTGCGCTTAACGATCAACTGAAAGAGAAAAACTACATCTGCAACGTAATTATCAAGTATCTTGAGCAACGTATAAACACACTAACTCAACGTGGCAACACCTGAATCAAAGGTAAAAGACGCAATTAAAACCGTGCTTACAAAGCACGGTGCGTACTTTTTTATGCCCGCTACGTATGGCTACGGGAAGTCAGGAGTGCCTGATCTCGTAGCCTGCGTGGACTCACGCTTTGTTGGCGTAGAGTGCAAGACTGTTGGCAACGACCCGACTGCTCTTCAACTTAAAAATCTTTATGCAATAGCTAACACAGGTGGCGTCGCTTGCATTTGTGATGAGACATCTTACAGTGCGTTCGATGCGCTTTTGCAATCTTTAATTACCCACACTAAACTCAATACAAACTTCTATGACCTCCGTCAAAAGTCGCTCACATCCAAGCGCCGCTCAGCTTGTGAAGCTTAGACGTTTATTTGATAGACGTTTTGCTATGTCTACTCAAGATGTCGTTAGGAACATGCACGTTTGTGAAAGGCAGGCGCGACGATACATCACACAGTTATTGCAAGAGAACATTATCTACTTGCGGTATCGAGAACGAAACACCCACTACTACGCTTTGAGGAGGTCTATATGACTATTGATAAATTAGCGGAAGCACTGATGCTGCTGAGGCAGCACAAGCTCGATGATGCTGACGTAATTCTGTTAGGTGAGCTGCTGAATAGATGGAAGGAAGGCAAGGTAACTATCATGCAACTTCTTGAAAACACCATCGTTGGTTGTGAAGCTACAGCGCACATGAGGTTGAACCGGCTATGCAGCACAAATATTTTACGCAAGGTTCCTGATGAGGTTGACCAACGTGTAAAGATTTTAGTCAAAGGGGAAAAGTTTAACGACTTGGTTAACATACTAGAGAAGGTTTGATATGGAAAATGTTAATGAAGGTTTGCACATATTGCTTAATCGCCTCAAAAGCAATCCCGAGGACTTTGATGGTATTGGTGGGCCTAACGAATGGAACACCAACAAATGGTCAAAACTTATTGCAGAAGTATTAAACGCTCAGTGGTTTAGCGAAGAGGAAAAACAGCAAATTAATTCAGCCCTTACCCAAATGCGGCGCACAAACTTTACCCGCAAAGTACTTGTTGTATTGACTGAAGATTCGATTGATTCACCCGAAGTTCAGCGCCGCAAATCCGCTTTTGGTATGGTTACATGAATATATTAACGGTTGATTTTGAGACTTATTATTCCAAAACGCTTGGGTTTAAGACGCACACGACTGAAGAGTACGTGCGGCACGATCAATTCCATGTCATTGGAGTATCGGTTGCTATTGATGATGCAGAACCAGAATGGTTCAGCGGCACACACGAAGAAATTAAAATTTGGTTTACACGTTTTGATTGGGCAAATTCTTACGTATTAGCGCACAACACGCAGTTTGATGGGGCTGTTCTTTCTTGGATATTTGGTATTTATCCCAAGGCTTGGTTAGATACGTTGTGCATGGCTCGTGCTATTCATGGTACTGACGTTGGAAACTCTCTTAAAGTTCTTGCTGAACGATACGAGATTGGTTCTAAAGGTACTGAAGTTGAAGATGCTATTGGACTAAGGCGTATAGACTTTTCTCCCGATCATCTAGAACGGTACGGTGCTTATTGTTGCAACGACAATACGCTTACTTACGAGCTGTTCAAACGCATGATGGGTAATGGCTTCCCCGTTAAGGAGCTTAGAGTTATTGACATCACATTGCGTATGTTTATTGAGCCGACGTTGATGCTCAATCGGGGCAAGCTTGAGGCACACCTAACTGATGTGGTTAACAAAAAAACAGCGCTAATTGATGCAGCTAGCGTAGACCAAACCCAGCTAATGTCTAATAAAAAGTTTGCTGAATTGTTAAACAAATTTGGTGTTGAGCCTCCACAAAAAATTAGCCCTCGCACCGGAAAAACAACTTTTGCTTTTTCAAAAACTGACCAAGAATTTAATGATTTGTTAGAGCATGACGATTTCAGGGTGCAGACTTTAGTAGCAGCCAGGCTTGGTGTAAAGACAACACTGGAAGAAACACGCACGCAGCGTTTCATAGCTATTTCAGAACGAGGCCCGCTGCCTGTGCCTATTAAATATTATGCAGCGCATACGGGGCGTTGGGGTGGTGACGATAAGATAAATTTACAAAATTTACCTAGCCGTGGGGTGTATGCAGGCGTGCTCAAAAAGGCAATCGAGGCTCCCGATGGATACACGCTTATTGATGCGGATTCATCGCAAATTGAAGCAAGGATCGTGGCGTGGCTATCAGGACAAACAGATTTAGTGGAGGCTTTTGAACATGGAGAGGATGTCTATAAGATCATGGCGGCTGTTATCTTTAATAAGGGGGTTGAAGAAATTTCCAAAGAGGAAAGATTCATTGGAAAGACGACAATTCTTGGAGCGGGGTATGGCATGGGAGCGGGCAAGTTCCAAACTCAACTCAAGACGTTTGGGACTGATGTTGCGTTGGATGAGTGTCAAAGGATTATCTCCGTCTACAGATCTACTTATGAAAAAATACCTGCTTTATGGAAGCAAGCCCAAACTTGTCTCGAAGCAATTACAACTAACAGCGCAGCGATACTTGGGTCCGATGTAGTTAAATTTGATCCACAGCAAAAAGGTTTTTTATTACCGAGTGGCTTGTGGCAAAGGTACGAAGATCTGCAAAAAGTAACAGAAGCTGATGGCAAAGTTCAGTATGAATATAAAACGCGTAAAGGTGCAATACGCATCTATGGTGGGAAGGTAATTGAAAACATATGCCAAGCACTTGCTAGATGTGTCATTGCTGAGCAGATGGTGCGAATTGCAAAGCGCTACAAAGTTGTACTTACTGTACATGATGCAGTGGCTTGCATCGCACGAGATGAAGAGGCTAAAGAAGCTCAGCGTTACGTAGAAGAGTGTATGCGGTGGCGTCCTAGTTGGGCTAGTTCTTTACCACTTAATTGTGAATCGGGTATGGCAAAAAGTTATGGAGATTGTTAAATGAAACTGATGGATTTTAACAAAAAGGCTGAAAAGGTAAAACAGCCTGTGTTTTATTTAGACGGTATAGCTTACTTACCTCACTACAGCCAAAGGCATCTTTGGGTTGGCCCCGGCACTGAAAAAACGCGTTTGACTTACAGTACTACAGAGATGAATGAGAAAGGCAGGATGGGGTCAATGTTTTTATGGAAAAGATCTTGGACTGAAGATATCTGGGGCTGGAGGATTTTATGACTGACACCGTTAACAACCCGAAGCACTACACTTCGCACCCTAGTGGTGTGGAGTGTATTGAAATAACTGAGCACATG